TGCACACTTAGTTTCATCAATCCACATCTTAGAGAATGTAGAGCGTACGCATTCTATACCATCGATAATAGGAATGTTAGGGCATATGGTAAACTTCATGCCCAATTGCGATGCTTTATCAAAACGTGTTACGCCACCTGCTGCGAATTCTCTTACTTTCAAATCATGGGGTCCTATAAAGCGACCCATATTATAGCCTTTTTCATTGATTATTTTCGCATAATGCTCAAGGCCCTCATCACAATTCTCATAGCAATCTATAACACGTATAATATTATTGCATATTTGAAAAAATATTAGTGCCGTTGTGTCCCTAATACCGAGATCAAAACTACAATGAACCTTGTATGCAGACTCATAGCCTACATGACCTATCTGCCCTTTTAATTTCATCTTATCAATATATTGCGTATAATATGCTCCCGAAACACCAAGATCGAAACTGCAATAATATTCCTGTTGAATAAGATCTTCTGAGATCAAGCCTTCATTCTTTTCTTTTAGAATAGCCTGTACAGGAATATGCCCTGTCTCTTCAACGGACATCTTGAGACAGTACCATTCAGGATTGTTGAGTGCAACATTATAAAGATCGTAAAGGTGGTTCTTGCCACGGGGCGTTGTAATGAATAGCGCCCAGGCACCATTAGCTACCATGATAGGACGTAAAAAAGCATAGGCATTAGGGTCTTGGAGAGCATACTCAGAGAATATAACAGCTTGGAAGTTTGTACCAACAAGTGAATCGTAATTGTCTGATCCGCAGACCTTCAAGATAGAACCATTCTTGAAGCGTATCTTCATGTCTGAAGAGTTCTTTTGTTCAACTATCTCATCAGGGCAATACCAATCTAAGATACGATGTTGCTGGTCATCTATGCAATCCCACAGCACTTTGCGACCTTGTGAATATGTTGGAAATACATAGAAGACAGTGCAAGTCTTACGCATGCATTGTCGAACGGCAAGGTTGAAGGCTACGATGTCCTTACCTGCACGGCGAGGCAATATAGCCAATACCTTCCTAAATCCATCTTCCTCTATGGCCTTAGCTATCTTTGCTTGATACGGCCGTGGTTGAAACCTCTGTAGCTTTAGAATCAGTTCCGGTGTCAGTTTCATTTAACCAGTTCTCCAAATAATGCAATGTGGCATCTATCGCAGCCACAGCCTGTCCTACAGTTCTTGTATTTCTTCCTATATTTTCTCTTCATTCTCCTTTTCATTCTTATCGCCCCACTTCTGTTGTACTAATGCTTGTACGCAATTGGTAAGATCTTCAATAGACGAACCTTGTTCTTCACGCTTCAATTTGGCTCTACGTTCTTCGGCCGCTGCATTCACAGAACAGTAATGCGATATAGTTTTATCTACTGTACCGGCATCATATTCACGCTTTAAAGCACCTATTTCTCTTTTGTCGCCTATAGCTGTTAATGCATACCAATAAGCTTCTTTAAAATCCGCATTGCTATGTACAGTTCGGTAGAACGTTTTTTCGGGTATTCCGTATTCGCGCATAAACTGTGTAATCTTCAATGAACTAGGCAAATCAGCCCAGGCGATAAGGTCTTGGCACATCTTCTCCAAGAACGCACCGCTCATCTCATTTTCTCTCCAAGAACAAAGGTTTTTAAACGTAGCATAGACCTTGTCTGCTTTTTCCTTGGCTGCTTTTGTTGTGCTACTCTTGATAGTTTGCGCCATTATTTTATTCTTTTCAATGTTTTGAAGTCTCCCTTATAGTGATCTTTTAATGTCCTCAATGTAAATTCTGTACGAGGTGGATCCCCATAAATCTTCTTTGTAATTATTGCCGTTATTTGAGCATCATCATTATAGAGTATCTTATTGGCACAATCTAATACCATTTTTATAAGATTATCTATATCTGGCTTATAGAAGTCAGGAGTGCCAAGCAGTTTTTCTTTTTGTTTCTCACGAGTCTTGGCAAGAGGCATATAGAAAGTAGCATTAAGCAACAAAGGACCGTTATAAAGCGGCCGATCGCCATGTTGATTAGTAAGATTAATGCCAATTATTAGCTTATGGTTCTTTTGTGCATCATAAACTCTATTTACATAATGTCTTGGTCGTTGTAATGGTATTGGTGCTCCAGGTATTGTATAAACTACTACTTCTTCCATGTATCACTCATTTCGGCGTTGTCGCTATGAGATCACAAACTTTTTCAAGTATATTTTGGCTAGTCTCTTTTTCAATATTCTCGCCATCAATATAGTAAATATCATATTGTTCGTCTACTTGTTGGTCCCAAGGACAAGGCATGGCATCAAGATCGCCTGGTTCAGGCTCTATTGTCCATTCGCCTTGTTCTTGGGCAGACATAGTGGAGGTAGTCATAAACTCAGTATCGTTAGTTGTACATGCTAGAAAAAGCGCTAAAAGCAAAGAAATCATTTGCCGGCTCCCTTTAAAATAAACGGCCTCAGTAACACTGGCACGAATTGGGCAATTGCTTCATGCGCTTTTATTTTAGCATCTTCTGCGCAAGAAATCTGCTTTATAAATGGCAGATCTTTATGAACTTCAAGAGTATATTCAATAAATTTATCTACTTGCGATATAATAGCGGCTAGATCTAATTTGTAATGTTCATCATGAGACATAAGTTCCTCAATCGTAAAAGCTGCACGTTTAGCGAAGCAATCGGACGTCAACACAACAGCAGTTCCTGGACATTGAATTCCGGCAGCTAAATAGCCTATAAGCTTAATAGATTCCGCTATATGGTCGAGAGTGCTTGTTGGACTAAACTGAAATTCATGAACTGATTTCTTCCAAGTACCAGTTACCGGCCGATAAGGATTTCCTTCATAGGGCTTCTTGGTTTGTTTTTTGGCATGATCTTCTATTTCTACATGGATGCGCTGTTCTTCTGGCAAATAGACATCAGTAGAAGCATCTATATTATACTGGTGCGCTAAACTAACGAGCTCAGGAAAATCTGGATCTACAAATCTTGTTTTACAATAATCATTGCATAAATAGATATAGAATCTCAGTGGATCTTTAATAGTAATCTTCTTTATTTTTTCGGCCGAAACATACTCGTCAAATGCCTCTTTATGACATTCTTCAGGATAAGGAGCTATCTTGATAGCGCCAGCCAAAGATAGTCCTAGATAATCGCCAGAATGTTGGCCATATTTCTCAAGAAACGGATACTTCATGTCGGATAACCTTCCTGTCTTAATGCTATGCAATCTTTGAAATGCAGCCTATCTTTGTAGCTCTGCAATTGTCTTTCAATAATCTCAGCCTTCTTGTCTGGTGCAAGTGCTAATTTCCCAATTGACTCTATAAGTCGTGATAACCTTTGGTCGCAGAACTCTTTAAACTCTCGCGCTGTTTGCTCATTGACATAGCGACTTGTAGTCCGTGTCTTCATTTGCGCCAAGAATTGCACAGCACTTTCAATAGAATCCTGGCTAAGCCCTTCCTGTTTAAGGATTCTTTCCGGGTCCGGGTGCTCTTTAATGCTTGCTCTATTTTGTGCCGTGCCTTCCGGGTGCCATACAGGGGTTGAAACTAGGCCATATTTCTTCGTTGTTTCTCTATAAAGACTAAGAGCACTTGCATTAATAATAACCTCTTTTTTATATTGTGCGCCAGTATCTGGCATTGATTGTCTAGATGCCGAATTACATAGTGCTACTATGGGTATCAAAAACGATAAACAAAGCAGGCCTCTAAGTGCTGGTAATATAGCCGCAAGTTCATCTATGATCTCCGGGCGGCGCAGCTCTGGATTGAGTCCATATATATTACTATTGTTAATGCGGCGCTTTCTTGAAATAAGACCGAGCTCTCTTGCTTTCTTAATTGCCCTGCATACCGTTCTTGTACCAATACCTAATCTCTTGGCTATAGTAGCCTCAGATTCGTAGTAATTATTGTTATAATACAAACACTGATTAACCACCAAGTTGATGGTTTCTAATATTCTACCTGTCTTAAGTTGTTTGATCTCATTGAGATCTTTTAGGTTTTTTTGATTTGGGACTTGATTTTTTTGTTGTTTGTTGTACATTTTAGTTACTTATTTTTAATGTTTCTACGTAAACACTTTGGTCGGTAGCGTACGTGAGACATCGGTAAAAGGGGTTATTTCAATAACAGTTAAATTTAAATTGATACCAATTTATCTTAACTGCGTGATGTAAGCAACAAAATTAAAGCCGGAGATTAAAAAACTTCGGCTTTTGGTTTTGTAAAAAGCTTGAAATCTATGCACAGGTAAGGCGAAGTGGATGCGCATCCGGCTATAATTATTCTTAAGAAATATTTATAAAGGGGCCGGATGTTATGGATATATACGACAGATCTTAAGCTCTCTCCGTATATTAAAGTAACGTGCTGGTTCGATTCCAGCTACCTGTACCATCATCTTTAACGTGTTCGCGCAAGAGATTCTGTTAAAAATCATCATAATTCTCGATCCTCTTGCAATTCATGAAAAAAAGTTCTATAATTATAGTAGTTGTGTAATAGAAAGTCTCTACTATAGGAGTTACATGCGTAATATAAATGAAGTGCTTCATGAACTAGAAAATATTATCAATAGCAATCTTGATGTGGTTCACAGACTCACCGACTATGCCAATACTTATGCCAAAGACAATCAAACAGAGCAGGCCGCTCTCGCAAGGGCAGTAGCAAGCATCTGGGATTACTTAAAACCCGTACATCGCATGATACGCGAACAAAATCCAGCTCAGACGAAACTTTATGACAAGATTGATGAGTATATCGTCCAACAAGATAAACATCCCGTAGAGGCTAAGTCCGTTGAAGATATATCTATATTGGAACCAGTAGCACCTAAAACAATAAAGAAGGGGAAGAAATGAATGTAATTGCGTGGCTGGCTCTTGCCAATATCATAATGACCGGCTTATTGATGTCTATAGCTTATATGCTTCGCCAAGATATTATTGCATTCTATGAACAGAATATTAATCAGTATAAACGCATGAA